TGAGTTCAAAAAGAAAAGAAAAGAAGAAGCACCGGAAGAGTCTTGATTCGAAAATATTCGAAATGATTTTTTCGTCGTGCGCTACGTATGAAGTGAGTGCTTACTTATAATGAAAGAAAAATACGTAAAAGCCCATATGAAAGCAGCAAGTGTATACGCTGAACTTTCTACCGCAAAAAGATTACAGGTAGGCTGCGTAATCGTCAAAGACAACACCATCATTGGTATTGGCTACAATGGTATGCCATCTGGTTGGAACAATAACTGTGAGAATGTTGAATATGTTCTTAAAGAAGAGTGTCAAGCAACCGATGAATGGATGACACAAAATGGTTATACCGAAACTGCACATGGTTGGTCACGGTTAAAATCTAAACCGGAAGTTCTTCATGCAGAATCTAATGCTATTGCCAAAGTTTCTAGGTCAACAAATTCAAGTGATGGGGCAACAATCTTTATTACCCATGCACCGTGCCTAGAATGTGCTAAAATGATTTATCAAGCGGGAATCAAGGAGGTTTACTACAAAAACACCTACAGAAGTGAATTGGGTATTAATTTCTTGAAACAATGTGAAGTTAAAGTTAATAAATGTGAGGAGTAAATGATGAGCAATATTACAAAAGTTGCCAAGCAACTGGCAGAAACAAATCCTAAACTTAACAAAGCATACAAGTATGATCTTGTAATGCGTGAGTTTGACAACAAGATTGAATTGATCGGTCTTGTTGATGATCCAACATATGACATTGCCGACTTTATTGGTCGTGAAATGTTGTTTCCTAAAAAGTGGGTAACACTTGATGTTTATGAGCCATCGACAAGGGTGCCAGTATGAGTGAAATTAAATTAATCACCTTTAATACACAGCAGACCATCATCGCAGAAGTTATTGATGAAGGTGAGATTGGTGTTGTAGTGAAAAATCCAGTGCAAGTGATTGCAGTCCCACCACGAAATGCTAGTGATCAAGGTGGTGTAGGCTTTGCGCCATATCTTGCTTACACTGAAGAGTTTGATAAAGGTATCACACTCAAACAATCACAAGTCTTTTGTATTACAACTCCAGTGAGTGATTTACTGGCACAATACAGAAAAATGTTTAGTCGCATTGAAATCGCACCACCAGGTTTAGTGGTTTAATGAGCAAATATTACACAAACGTTTGTGTCCACGGCAATCACATTTTATTTCGTGGAGTAAACAACGGTCGGAGAGTAAAGAGCAAAGTCAAATACTCTCCGACTTTGTTTGTACAATCTAATAAACAATCTCAATGGCGTTCATTGTTCAATGAGCCATTGGAGCCTATGAACTTTGATACCATTCGGGAGGCACGTGATTTTGTCAAACGTTATGAAGATGTTTCAAACTTTAAAATCTACGGCAATACACGCTATGAATACGCCTTTATTGCTGACACTTTTAGAGGCATCGTTGATTGGGATATTTCTCATCTCTCTATCGTATTCATAGATATTGAGGTCGGATCGGAGAACGGATTTCCTAATCCATATAAGGCTACTGAACCAATTACAGCAATTGCTGTTCATCAATTAAATGGTAGCACTACTGTTTATGGTTGTGGTTCATATCGTAATAGTGATGAGAATGTAAATTATGTTTTATGTAAAGATGAAATCGATTTGTGTGAACGGTTTCTTGCTGATTGGTCAAGCAATTGCCCTGACGTTGTTACTGGTTGGAATATCAAGTTCTTTGATATACCTTATCTTGTTAATCGTATCACACGTATACTTGGGGAAGATGATGTAAAAAAGATGTCTCCATGGGAAGTAATTTCTCAGAGAGACACGATGTTTAAAGGTAAACAGCAAACAGTTTATGATATTGTTGGTGTATCTGCACTTGACTATCTTGAACTATACCAATGGTATGCACCAGGTGGTAAAAACATCGAAAACTATCGATTGGATACTGTCGCCAATATTGAGTTGGATGAGAGTAAACTTTCGTATGATGAGTATGATAGTCTTCATGCACTTTACAAGTTAGACTACCAAAAGTTTATCGACTATAACATCAAAGACGTAAGACTTGTCCTCAAACTTGAAGACAAACTAAAGCTAATTGAACTTGCACTAACTCTGGCTTATGACACGAAGACAAACTATGATGATGTTTTTGCACAAACCAGAATGTGGGATGCACTGATCTATAACTACTTGCTCGACAAAAAGATTGTTGTGCCACCACGCCGTGTGGCTAAAAAGAGTGAGGCATTCGAGGGTGCATATGTTAAAGAACCAAAAATTGGTTTGCACAATTGGGTTGCGTCATTTGACTTAAACAGTCTGTATCCACACTTGATTATGCAATACAACATTTCACCAGAAACTCTTGTCGAAACAAGTGATTACACTAGTGAGATGCGTGAACTTTCTGTCAATTCATCAGTAGAAAATTTTCTGGATAAAAGTCTTGATACGAGTGTTCTGAAGAATGTGACAATTACACCAAATGGTCAATTCTTCCGTACAGACAAGCAAGGCTTTCTTCCAGCAATGATGGTTGAAATGTATGAAGGCCGTAAAAAATTCAAAAAGGAAATGTTGAAGGCGCAACAAGATTATGAAAATGAAAAAAATCCAGCAAAAAGAAAAGAGATTGAAAAGTTAATTGCTAGGTATAATAATCTACAACTTGCAAAGAAAGTTTCATTGAACTCCGCTTATGGTGCAATGGGTTCACAGTATTTCAGATTTTATGATTTGCGCCAAGCACTTGCTGTCACACAGGCAGGTCAACTATCAATTCGTTGGATTGAAAACAAACTCAACGAATATTTGAATAAAATTTTAAAATCTAATACTGACTATGTTATTGCTTCGGATACAGATTCAATCTATCTTAATCTTGGTCCACTGGTTGACTCTGTGTATAAAGAAAAACCAGAGGCTTCGAAAGTTATCTCCTTCATGGACAAAATCTGTGAAGAGAAAATTCAACCTTATATTGATAAGAGTTATCAAGAACTTGCTGAATATGTTCATGCGTTCGACCAAAAAATGCAAATGAAACGTGAAGGCTTGTCTGATAAAGGTATCTGGACAGCAAAGAAACGTTACATTCTGAACGTGTACAACAATGAAGGTGTGCAATATGCGAAGCCAAAAATCAAGGTCATGGGTCTTGAGATGGTTAAGTCATCAACACCTACCGTTGTTCGTGACAAGATGTATAAGCTAGTTGATCTGATTGTAAACACAGATGAAGAAACGGTACATCAATTTATTGCAGACTTTAGAGAAGAGTTTCGTAAGCTGCCTGTTGAAGATATTTCTTTTCCACGTGGTTGCAATGGCTTGAAAGAGTATGCCGATTCTGTTTCGATATACAAGAAAGGTACACCAATTCATGTCAAGGGTGCAATACTATACAATCATTTTTTGAAACAACATAATTTGATGAATAAGTATCCTTTGATACAAGAAGGTGAAAAGTTGAAGTTCACTTATCTCAAAACACCTAATCCGTTTAGAGATATGGTCGTTTCGTTTCCAACAAGACTACCAAAAGAGTTTGAGTTGCAGAAATATATCGATTATGAAACTCAATTTGAAAAATCTTTTGTTGAACCAATTCGAACTATTCTTGATTGTATTGGTTGGAAGACAGAGAAACAAAACACATTGGAAAGTTTCTTCTCATGAAGAACATACGCATCATTAAAACTAACATCAACGTTTCAAAAATACTGAAACAGTTGAATGAGAATCCATCTGATTGGAATTATCAGCAAAAAATAGCACAGAGTAAAGTGTTGGATCCTCATGTGTATATTAGTGAGGCTGCTGTTCTTCAACTTGTGATTGGCACAATTGCTCATCCTGATGAATATGTTTTCGATTCTGAGGGATGTATGCCAGCACCAGCATATTATCGTCATACTGCTGCTGTGAATTTTTTGAAGCGACACTTCAAAGACTTTAAACGAGCAGGCTTTCTTGCTTTACCACCTGGTGGTATAACGGGTAAACACATTGACTTTGGAAAATATTACTTGGACAAAGATAGGTACCATCTTTCAATTCAGGGTACATATGAGTATGTTGTAGATGATGAAAAAATTATTGTTGAGCCTGGAACCTTATTTTGGTTCGACAATAAAAAGGAACACTCTGCAAAAAATGTTGGTGACAATGATAGAATCGTGTTAGTGTTTGATATACCACACTCCAAAAGTAATCCATGATACATGCAATATTACCATTTTTAACTGCCATAGCATTATCGAGTATTGCAGCATATTACTCGGTGATTGGTCTTGCACAGATATTTCCAGGTTCATACTGGCCCATTATCATTATGGGTTCTGTGCTTGAAGCAGCAAAATTGGTAACTGTTTCATGGGTATACAATAATTGGAAAACAACATTCTCTGCACTCAAACTTTATTTTTTGATTGCCGTAATATTGTTGATGGGTATTACATCAATGGGTATTTTTGGTTATCTGTCAAAAGCACACATCGAACATTCAAGCACAATAGCACCACAAGCAGCGAAGGTAGAAATCTATGATGAAAAGATCAAAGTTATTCAATCGCAAATTGAGAGGAACAACAAGAACCTTAGTCAGTATGATGAAGCTGTCGATCAAATTATGGGCAGAACGAAAGATGAAAAGGGGGCTGAACGGGCGAACCAAGTACGTAAAGCCCAACAGAAAGACCGTGAGAGAATCATTGCTGAGACTAAGAGGCTACAAAAAGAGATACAACTACTTACGGAAGAAAGGCTCCCTTTATCCTTGGAAGTTAAGAAGGCTGAATCGGATTTGGGGCCTATAAAGTATGTGGCTGAAGTAGTTTACGGTACACAAGATAAAGACTTAATTGATAAAGCAGTTCGACTGGTTATATTCATCATTATCATTGTGTTTGACCCACTTGCTGTGTTATTATTGATAGCAGCAAATCAAACATATAAACGAATCAGAGAAGATAAGGGTGAAACTGAGCCAAACAAAAAGGTAATAAAGAAGAAAAAGATTGACAGCACACCGTCACGCACGTTAGAATCATTCTTTGTGGATGATAAGCACACGGTAATACCAAAAGACAAAATTGCAGATATTGGAGATATGAATGAGCGTACTTGAGAAACTAAAGAAAGCATCTACCATTAAAGAAACATCGGTACTTTCAAAATCAAAGTTCTTTACCGATAAAGATATGATTCAGACTGATGTGCCTATCATCAACGTAGCACTATCGGGTAATCTTGATGGTGGTTTGACACCAGGCTTGACTATGTTTGCTGGTCCATCAAAACACTTTAAAACAGCATTTGCTTTATTGATGGCAAAATCATACATGAAGAAGTATGAAGACGCTGTTGTTTTGTTTTATGATTCTGAGTTCGGTACACCACAAAGTTACTTTGATGCGTTTGATATTGATACTGAGCGTGTTCTGCATACACCAATCACTGATGTAGAACAGTTGAAGCACGACATCATGAATCAGTTGCAAAACATCGAAAAAACTGATAAAGTAATCATTGTACTAGATTCGATTGGTAACTTGGCATCAAAGAAAGAAGTCGAAGATTCAATCGAAGGTAAGTCTGTTGCTGACATGAGCCGAGCAAAACAGATGAAGTCGTTGTTCCGTATGGTCACACCACATTTAACAATCAAAGACATTCCAATGATTGTCGTCAATCACACATACAAAGAGATTGGTATGTTCCCGAAAGATATCGTTGGTGGTGGCACAGGTTCGTATTATTCAGCCGATACAATTTGGATTCTTGGTCGTCAGCAAGACAAAGATGGTACAGAGATTGTCGGCTACAATTTCATCATCAATGTAGAAAAATCAAGATATGTTCGTGAAAAATCTAAAATTCCTGTTACTGTATCTTTTGATGGTGGTATCAATAAGTGGTCTGGTCTACTGGATATTGCACTCGAAGGTAATTTCGTATCCAAGCCCAGCAATGGTTGGTATGCCAAAGTAGATCAAGAAACTGGTGAAGTCTTGGAGAAGAAACGTTTTGCTGATACACAAAATGAAGAGTTCTGGAAAGATATTCTTGCGAATGAGCGTTTCAAAGAATTTGTAAGGAAGAAATATGAAATCACTTATGGCAGCATTATGGGACAAAGTGGCGATCTGGAAGAAGAGTCCGATGAAGCCACGATTTAATATTGACTATGTTTTAATAGATTCTGACGATGAAGAATTAAAAACTGGTGTAGGAATTCAGACTGGAAAGTTTGCTGGTGTGTTATATCATTACGGCAGTGCAAAAATTCAAGAAGAAGAGAATTTTGCCAGAATGACTTTTAGCTACACAATAATTTCAACACCAAGCATACCAGTAGAAGAGTTGATGCAAGACAACGAGTTTCAAACTTTTATTGGTGATATTTTAACTGACATACTACTAAGTCATGCGGAGGCAAATGAAAAGGTTAGAATCAATAATTCTGAAGAATTTGATATTCAATGAGGATTACACACGAAAAATTATACCTTTTCTGAAAACAGAATACTTTTCAGATTCAACTGAGAAAGTTCTGTTTGAAGAGATCAATGATCATCTAGAACAGTTCAAGCATCTTCCCACATACGAATCACTTGTTATCAACTTCACCGAATCACGTAAACTGACTGAAGATCAAGTCAGAAAAGCAGTTGAAATGATTCGGGAAATCAATGCAGACAAAAATGATCCCACTGATGTAGATTGGCTTATCAAACAAACTGAAAAGTTCTGTCAAGATAAAGCAATCTACAATGCTATCATGAAGTCTGTTGGTATTCTTGATGACAAAGCCAACAAAGAAGACAAAGGTATGATACCAAAGTTGTTGAGTGATGCACTTGGTGTATCATTTGACAGATCAGTTGGTCACGATTACATTGATGATTCAGACAATCGATTTGAGTTCTATCATCGTCATGAAACAAAGATACCTTTCGACCTTGATTTGTTCAACAAGATTACCAAAGGTGGTCTACCAAAGAAAACATTGAACATTGCACTTGCTGGTACTGGTGTCGGTAAATCTTTGTTCATGTGTCACGTTGCAGGTTCTTGTTTATCACAAGGTCTGAATGTGTTGTATATCACAATGGAGATGGCTGAAGAAAGAATTGCTGAACGTATTGATGCGAATCTTCTAAACATTGACATTGCAGATTTGAATTCAATTTCAAAGCAAGACTATGATCGTAAGTTCTCTGCATTGAAAGTCAACACACATGGTAAACTCATCATCAAAGAGTATCCAACAGCAGCAGCATCAGCATTGCACTTCCGTGCTTTGTTAAATGAATTGCAACTAAAGAAAAGTTTCAAACCTGACATCATCTTCATTGACTATCTTAACATTTGTGCAAGTGCTAGAATCAAGCCCGGTGCTAACGTAAATAGTTATTCTTATGTTAAGGCTATTGCAGAAGAATTGAGGGGTCTAGCGGTCGAGTTCGATGTTCCCATAGTATCGGCTACACAGACGACCAGAAGCGGCTTTACAAGCTCGGATCCCGGCTTAGAAGACACCTCTGAGTCATTTGGTCTGCCAGCTACAGCAGACTTTATGTTTGCTTTGATAAGTACCGAAGAGTTGCAACAATTGAATCAGATACTAATTAAGCAACTCAAGAATCGTTACAATGATCCCAACTATTTCAAACGTTTTGTTGTGGGTATTGACAGGGCTAAGATGAAACTGTATGATGTAGAACAAGCCGCACAAGATGATTTAATTGATGCGGGTCAGGTTGATGACAAGCCTTTGAACAGTTTCGGTGATCGTGAAAGACAGTCTGGTATGAAAAATAAGTTCGGAGGTTTCAAAGTATAAATACTCTAATAACTTGGGGGATTTATGGCAGGTGCTTCCGCAGAAAGACAAGAGACTGGTGTTGTTAATAGTATAAACAATGCAGTAAAGAAAAACGCTAAGAATCCAATCACAGTGGTAGCAGGCAAAACAATAGTAACGGGTGTTGTTGGAGCAGAGAAATTCACAGGAAGACAAGTTGGTGGTTCGGAACCATATACGGATGTAGTTATTTACTACATGAAGAATGGAAAAAAACTTCCACTAAATTGTTCACTGAAGGGTGAATCTGCTCCTTCTTTGGCTGGTGGCGGATTGAAGGGTTTGGAATTGGCTGTTCCTGGAATTGCTAAGAGTTTTATGAACACAGCATACAAAGAATTGAAGACGAAGAAAAAATTAAAGCCTGGTGATAAAGTTCCAGATGTATTTGGAAAAATATCAGAATCAGATAAAGTTAAAATCGTAGTTGGAAATAAAAACATGGGTGGTCCTATTGATTTTATGTACATAGGTCCTATGAATGTAACTTCAAGATATGATGCAAAAACAAATCAACTAATATTAAACGGAACTTTAACAGAAGCTAAAAAATATGCTAAAGAACATGATTTGTTTTTTAGATTGAGAGCAAGAAGAGAAGATCAAAGATTTGATCCAGATGCAAAAGAAAAAGATGGTACTCCAAAAATATATGGGAAATCTCCATCAAGAGGCGACAGTGCAGGTCGAATAGTCGTCACAGATAAAGTTCCTTCCACAGGCGTAGTAGTCAAACTATGAAATTCATGGACTATCTAAGAGAAAGCAAAGAAGGCAAGAATGTTCATCTTGAGCATCTTGAAGACAATGTATTAAATGGTGGTGTGTCGGGCGCACGTGAAGCAATAGATTTTCTTCGTTCTCTGCGTAATATGCTTGCGGGCCATTCTGGTTCAAAGATGAATGTAACTACAAAGTGGGATGGCGCACCTGCTATCTTTGTTGGTACAAATCCAGAGAATGGCAAATTTTTTGTTGGCACTAAATCAGTGTTTGCAAAAAATGCAAAATTAAATTATACTGATGAAGACATCGATGAAAATCATCCAAGTGAAGGCCTTAACAAAAAATTGAAACTGGCGTTGGCATTTCTACCAAAGTTGAACATCAAAGGTGTATTGCAAGGTGACATGATGTTCAGTAAAGGTGACATTGAAAAAGAAACAATTGCTGGTGAAGAGTATATTATTTTTCAACCAAACACAATTGTGTATGCTGTACCAGCAAAATCAAAGTTGGCACAAGCAATGATGGCAGCACAAGTTGGCGTTGTGTTTCACACATCATATTCGGGTAAGACACTTGA